ATACTTGTTCGCGCCAGCGCCGAAGGTGATCCCCGTGTTGCCCTTGCAATCCCCGAGCCGTGTGCCGCTGACAGGAGCAGGAGAGCCAGCAATCGTGATGTCGCGGAAGTCGATGTCCGTCAGAGAGGCCACAGCAGCGCATGTAAGCGTCCTTGTAGTTCCAATCGTGTCAGACCGCACAAACGTCCGCATCGTGGCATTGGTGCCAGCAGACAGCGTCAGGGTGCCGTTGATGGTCTGGTTGGCAGCGAGGGCTAGTACGCTAATGCCAGCAGAGGTTCTGCCTGCAACGGTCAGGTTGTTGAAAGTGTTTGCGCCGTCGATGCTGGCAGTGACGATGCTCGTGCCTGTGATGCTGACATTATATAAAGTTTGGTTATTGAAGTTCACGCTAGGGGAAGAAGTTCCACCTGTAAAAATTATTTCAGACGTTCCTGCGTTAAAGGTAAGCGAAGCACGAAGCGATTCTGCTGTGCCGAAGTTTATGTTGTTCGTACAAGTAATGGTCGAGGAGCCAAAGTTAATCGTTCTAGCATGAGCTGTATTTGATATAACGCTGCCGCAAGTCAGATTGTAGTTCGCAGTATCAAACGACCCGTTGGTAACGGTAAGCGCGCTCGAACCCATATTCAGCGCATCAGCCAGCGCCCACTCAGCCCCCACGCCATCAACCGTAATAGCAGACGCCAGCGTCACACCGTTAGTCGTAATCGTCTTGCCCGCACCCGTACCTGTCAGCGTGATCGCACCCGTATACGTCCGCGTCAGCCCCGTAGCGGGCAGGGTGATGTCGTCGTGGATGAATAAGGAAGTCGATCCAGCCAGCGTCACGTTACCCAACAGAGGTCCAGAGATGGTCAGGGACTTGCAGCGGTTGCCCCCCGTGATGGCGTTTACAGTGGCCGTGTAGGCCGTAGCGTTGGACAGGCTATCGAACACCACATCGTCATGGCTGCGTGGCAGATCGGCCCCACTAACGCCACCAGAGGACGTAGACCAACGAGCCGTGTCATTCCAGTTGCCAGTGCCACCGACCCAGTAGCGTGTGCTGTCGGCGGGCTTGGCTGTACGATAGACCGGGGCGGCAGCGGTCCCCGTGCTGTTTGCGCCAGCGTAGAACTCCGCAGGGCTTGTCGCAGCAAAGCCGATGCTGCCCATTGCGAGGTAGTCGATGCCGTCTGTGCAAGCACCCGCGAGGATGTGGCTTGTGCCTGTCCCTGTCAGCGTCACCACGTTGCCAGAAGTTCCCGTCACGCTCCACTTGCCAAAGGTCTGGGTGGTCGTGCCGAGGGCGATGGTGTGGGCGACAGTCTTAGTGCTGGCGAGTTCGGTGAAGCTGGTGTTGCCGGTAATGGTCAGTTGGGATATGCCTGTTGCACCGCCAATGGTCAGCTTGTTGTAGGATAGACCGCCGCCAGAAAAAGAGCGGGTTGTTGTGCTGGTGTTTGACAGCAGGATGTCAGCGGTGCCTGTATATAGGGCAAGGTTTGTCGTTGTGGCTACGTTCCAAACGCTACCCGCCCCAGACAGGGTCCAAGTTCCAGAACCCATTTTAAGCGTTCTGGTGTTGGTATTACTGCCATCAAGCAGGCCAGACGTCACATTATACGACACAGCATCAAAGGTGCCTGATGTGAGCGTCAAGGTTCGAGCAGAGTTCATCACCAACGCATCAGCAAGCTGCACGGTGCCTGTGCCGCAGTCGATAGTGATAGGGCAGCCAAAAGCTACGCCGTTGCTGGTGATGGTCGAGGTGCCTTGTCCTGCGAAGGTGATCGTGCCCGCTGCGCTGGTTGATGTAACCCCCGTCCCAAAGAGCCAGTTGCCGTAGACCGTAGGCGTGTTGGTGCTTGTCGTCAGCGTCATGGCACTCGTGCGCGCAGACATGTCAACAGCGCCGATGTTAAACGCTTGAATTGTCACCGTGCCAGCAGACCCAGCCTCATCAAACACCGCAGTGTCCTGAGCCAGCGGAAACTCATTCAGCGCAGGGCTACCACCAGACGACGGTGCCCAACCCGTAGCACTCCAATTCTGCGTCCCTGCAAGGTTCCAATACACCGTCTTGCCAGCAGGGAAGGTCACACCGGAGTTGCCACCACAGTTGCCTGCACGGGTCGGAGAGCCACCAGCGGCGGTGCCAGCAATGGTGATGTCTCGGAAGTCACAGTCGTCAGCGGACAGCGTTCCTACGGTCAGGGTGCGAGTGGTGCCGATATCACTTGAGCGCAGCATCACGCGGCGGATAGCAGTAGCACCAGCGGCGGTCAGTGTGCCTGTGATGGTTTGGTTGGCACCAAGGGATACCTGACGCAGACCTGCACTTGCGGGCGCTGTGATGGACAGGCTGTTGAAGGTGTTTGCGCCATTGATGTCGTGTGTAGCCGCGTTGGTGCTGGGGAATGACACATCGTAAAAAGTTTGCCCGCCACCATTAAAAGTTATAGCCGAGCCTGAACAAATCATAGACGATGTTCCAGCATCAAGCGTGAGGTTGGTAGACGTTGTAAAACTTATGTCTCCGCTAGAAGTCACCGTGCTGGCACCCAGCTTGATCCCACGCACGTTGCTGTTAGTGGAGCTAATTTGCCCAGCCGTCACATTATAACTCTTGGTGTCGAAGGTGCCGTTGGTGATGACAAGGCTATTGCTGCCCGTGTTCAACGCATCAGCAAGCTCAACCGTCCCTCCGTAGGAGTCAATAGTGACGTTACCAGAAAACGTCTTACCTGCGCTGGTGATGGCTTGGGTGTTGCGGCCAGAGAAGGTAAGCGCGGCGGCACCAGTATAGGTAATGCCAGAGCCAAACGTCCAGTTACCATAAACCGTCAGAGGGGTGCCTACACTCAACGTCAGCGCACTCGTCCGCGCGCTCATGTCCAATGACCCCGTGTAAGGGATAGCATTGTTCGTCGCATGAGTGCCAGCGGTGGTGCTTTCGTCAAACACCGCAGTGTCTTGGGCCAGCGGGAAGAAGTTCGTGTTGGGTGAGCCACCAGACGTATCCGACCACTGATCGTCCGACCAATTACCCGTGCCGATACGGAAGCAGCTTTTGGGCGTCGAGAACGTGATACCGACGTTGCCACGCAGGTCGCCAATGCGAGTGCCAGTCAGCGTCCCGCCTGTGCCAGTGACACGGATGTCCCGGAAGTCTACGTCGGTCACAGTGCCAATAGTGGCGATCTGCATGTCACGGGTCAGGCCATAGGTCGAAGACCTAAACCAGACGCGGCGGTTGCCCTGAGTGCCAGAGGTCGAGAACGTGCCAGCTATGACGAAGCCAGTGCCGACAGAAAACTCCGTGACGCCATCAGCAGGCTCAGGCGTGAAGGTCAGGTTGGCGCAGGTGGCGTTGTCCGTAACCGTGACCGTGTAGTGGGCGGTGGCAGAAGCCGCATCGAAGATCGCATTGTCAGAGGCTGTGGGAACAGAAGCGCCAGAGGCACCGCCTGACGTTGTGGACCACTTCGTGGTGCTGTTCCAGCTTCCGCTTCCACCAACCCAATAACGATCAGCCATGTCAGACCTCTACAGGCTTGAGGACCGTCTGGCCGTCGATCTCGACCTTCTCATAGGTTACGCCGTCGATCTCCACGGTGTCCGGCTCAACAGGCGGGGCCTCCACCACGGCAATCCAGTTGTCCCGGCGCTGCTCCTTCATGGCCTCGATCTCAGCGTCACTGAGACCGTGGTTGTCGGGCAGGTGCAGCGCATCGCGGAACTTGCCGTGGGCGGTGTCAAACTCGAAGTCGATCTTCATGGTGGCCTCTTATGCTTGCGTTGCGAGTGCAACAGCGTCCCAGAAAGAGTCTGTGCTGTTGTAAACGCAACCGACGTAGGTGATCTTATTTGCCGTTGTCGTAGTAGGCAAGGTAATCCCGGTGGCTCTGTAGGCCCCGCTGCTGATGGTCCAAGTTATGGCCCTAGCCGTACCGTTGTCCTTGAATCGAAGGATCAACTTTTGCCCGTCCACAGGTGTTCCGCTGGGGGCCGCAATCGTGATGCCGCCGTCCAGAGAAAAGGCGTTAAACACATCCGTCGTGTCGCCGTTGGGAGTCAAGGTGCCGGACGTACCGGAAGCCGCAACGGCCCGGGCCGGAATGCTAACTGTAACGGAGCCGGAGCCGTTGGTGACCGTGACGCCCCTGCCCGCGGTTAGGGCCGCGACGCTGTACCCGGTGCCGTTACCAATAAGCAGCTGGCCGTTCGTCGGGACAGTGGACAACCCCGTTCCGCCATCGGCCACCGCAAGGTCGGTGATTCCCGTAATGCTTCCCCCGGTAATTTTTACCGAGCTCATGGCAAAATCGTTGGTGATATTGACCACAGCAGCCCCCGCGCCGCCGCCGTCCGAGTAAATCACACCGCTGTCCCCTGCCGCGATAGTTACGTTTCCACCAGAGCCTTGAGTAAACACAACGCTTTGCGCCGAGGTGTTGCGAACAAAGTAGATTTTCTGCGCGTCGCTAGGGTCAATGGTGATGGTGTGAGTGCCGCTGGGAGACCCACCAAGCACCAGCAACTTAAACTGCCCGTTGGAAAGAGTGCCGTCTGTCGTGGAAAGCGTTGAAGATGTTCCACTCAAGGACAACAAGACCGAACCGTTAATCGCTCGGTCGAGAATATCCATATTCTCGTTGACGACGTCGCCCCAAGTACCATCGAGTTCACCGTCGGCCGGGAGCTCAATGCCGAGGTTAGTAGTGTATGTACTGGGCATAGGTCATCCTCACGCCGCGATGGTTGTCCAGACAGTCGCCGGGGTCGGTTCTATCTCTGTCCATAAATTTATAGCACTCGGATCAACATCAGTCCACAGCGTAGCTGGCGTAGGAACAATTTGCCCCCATATGAAAACGGTTCCAACAGCCCCCGTTGCAGAAACACCCCCTACGCGCACAACAGCTCCCGCCGCGGGAGTCACAGTCCCAACCGCTCCTGTTCCAGAAACTCCCGCAGGCAGCACAAGAGCCGAGCCCACGACAGTGACAGAACCAACAGCGCCAGAGGCGGAGACGCCAGTCGGCTCCACCAAAGCGGAAGCCGCAACAGTGACAGAACCAAGCGCGCCAGAGGCAGAGACGCCAGTCGGCTCCACCAAAGCGGAAGCCGCAACAGTGACAGAACCAAGCGCGCCAGAGGCAGAGACGCCCGTCGGCTCCACCAAGGCGGAGCCCACGACAGTGACAGAACCAACAGCGCCAGAGGCAGAGACGCCAGTGACGAGGACCGGGAGCGCCTCGCCCCACGCTCCCGAGGACCACGCTCCACGGCCCCAGCCTGTCAGGGTCGTGTTAGCCATGGTGGACCCCTACGGTTAGCTAATGCGAATTATGGCATCAGACGAAGTGGCAGCCGGGAATTGGATGGTAAAGGTGCCCGCCGTCGAAATCTTATCTCCGCCAAAATCCAGAACCGCGACAGCCTTGTTAGACTCTGACGAGTTGTAGATCAACGCACCGCGGGCCGTGATGGTCGCGGACGTGAACGACAGGTCGTCGAAGTCGGTCAGGGCCGTCGTGCCGGATGCCGTCGGAGTAATGTTCGTCAAAGAGCCCCCACCGGCCGAATAGGAACCGGAAGCGGAAACTTCGTTTGAGGAAGAGTAAACCGTTGTGGTTGCGCCCAGAGTTGCGGAGCTGGTGTAGAGAGCCAGCTTAAACACGTCCCCGGTCGAAGCGGTAAAATTGTGGATGCCCTGCAAGAGCTCCACCTTAAACGAAGTGCACATGGCTTGTGTTATGGCCAAAGTAGCCTCCTATAGCTTGCGAATGGCGTCAGCCAGTTGCGGATGGCCCGCGTTTACCAGCGCATTATACACTGTAACGCGGTCGTTGGTAACTGCATCTTTCATGTAGCGCGTGACCACATGCACGATGGCAGATCGGTAGGCCTTGGCCTGCTCGCGGAGGGCGGGATGCGCATCTTCCGAAACGCTGATGAGCTTGTTAGCGCACAGCTCCGCAAGTTCCTCGGGCGTATGGCCACGGTTACTGGTGGTCATCACGCTGACGACAGGGGTCTCGGGCAAAGAAAGTTTGACGTCGAACATTATTCCTTGGCCCTCACAACCATGCCCTTGCGATATTCGTCAGTGACCTGCTTAGCTTCTCCGAGCATTTTAAGACCAATCAGAGACTCTTGAAAACGCTTATCGTAGCTCGCCATGAGATCAACCTCCCCCTTCAGAAACAGATACGCCTCCACCATCGCGCCGTAGAACAACGTCAGCTCAGCATTGATACTAAGCCAAGTCGTCCCACTATCCGATCCAGCGGTCAAACTCGCAGGGCGGTAGAAGTAGTGAAGCTCCATTAAGTAGGCCGCGTTGGGAACTGGGCCCAAAATAAAATTCTCGTTGTCAAACTGAGCGTAGTACTTCGGGGCCCCCCTTAGGGCTGCGTCTGGAGCATATTCTTGAATGAAGCTGACGTCCTTGAACTCTGTAAAAACCTTGTCGTTTCCCCCGTCTGTGTAAGACAAAGAAAAAGGCGCAAGAAAGTCCGTGGGGCAGGAAAGAAACTGGTCCCCGATAACTGCATTGGCCGTCACGTTTTTACGGAACAGACTCAGCTGGACATTCTTGAGAATGCGTTCCTCCGAAAGGCGGATGAACAGCGGCAGGTTGTTGACAAAGGTTGACTCCGAGGTCTCAAGATAGTCCTGAAGCGCCTGTTTTAACTGACCGTAGGTAAAGCTCATGTGATCTCCACGGTGACTGTTCCAACAAAAGCCTCAAGAGAGTCTAGGGGGGTAATTGTTGGAGCGACGGTATCTGTAATCGTAACAATGCCTATCGAGCCAACAATCGGGTAGATGATTCCGACGGGCGGGAAGACTGTGTTGCCGACAGGAACGTAGACATGTCCTGCCTCAGGGTCCGGGCGCGGATTGCGAAGCGCCTGTGGGTCTGGGTAAGCCTTCGGCGGAAAAAGCTGCGGGTGCTTTGGGTCAAACTCGTCTGGACCAACGAGCAGGCCGGTCCACTCCTTGCGCATGTCGCGCAGACGGAACCGAACGCCAGAGCGATCCGAAATTCCCCAAGCCTTCTTTCCGCTGGCAAACGACATCAGAACCTCAAATATGCTACGTCGGGCTGCAGTTTCAGCGGGACGCGGTCCTCGTCCTCTTCGGCCGCGCGCGTAAACTCTTCATCGTAGATCGCCTTGAGCATGGCCATCCGCTCCGGGGCCCGCTTCATGGCAAGATAATAGGACAGGCCCGCAACCATGCAGGGGTAGAAGCGCCACGGCATGTCCGTAGTGTTCTGCATCGTCCCTGCATCCTGAATGCGACGCACGTAGTAATAGACCAGCTGGTCTGTCGAGTTCTCAGGAACCTGCCACAAGTTGATGACCGGGGAAATCTTCCGGTCGTAGTAGAACTGCGACGGGCGGCCCCGCGTGGTCTTGTTGGGCAGGAGGAAGTAGTCACCGCGGCTGATCCGTTCGACCTCGTAGTCCGTACCTGAACGACGAAGGACCATCTCCAAGATGTCCGCGTGGTCTGCGCCGACCGTATAGGTCGCCGTGCCCTGTGTGACGGTGATTGTGGCTTGGGCCACGGTCCACAGGTTCAGGCCACGGTTGGCCCATTCCGCGAACATCAGGTTCAGGGACCGCCGGGCCGTGCGTGCGTCGTAGCCCGTGCGGACCTCAAGCCCGCAGCGCTCATACGACTCTTCGATCAGCTCTCCAACGTCTAGGTTGAACGTCGCGGTTCCGGAGGTTGTCATGGCTTACTTCGAGCCTTTCTTAGTACCCTTCTTGGCACCGGAGGGTTTCATACCCATGGCCATGGCTTTGCGCGGGCTGATCATGTCGGCCGAGCAGCCTTTACCGCCCTTTTTACCGTAGTTCATCACTTCTTCCCCTTTGCTGTTTTGGCGGACTGCCGGAAGGCCTTCGCGGTAGGTGCGCCCTTGGTTCCCGGTTTCCGCATCTTCTCGTCAGAACCTGCGGCGATGCGCTTCCGCTTGGCGTTGATGTTAGCATACAAGCCGGGATTTGCCATCGTCTTCCCTCCGGGGTTCTCTATCTGTTTGGACACACTCGAGCGGTTCATGTCAACAATTCCATGCGCGAAGTGACAGGGCCTTGCGGGTGGGTTTGCCCTTCTCGTCCTTCATTGGACCGGGCATACCGCCCATACGGGCGCAGAAGCTCTTGCGCCGCGCGGCGTCTTTCTTAGTCTTCGGGTTCGGAGCCGGGGGCTTCAGGTTCATGCCTTCGGCCTTAGCCGAAGCTCGGCCCTTGGCGTTTAAGCCCCCTTTCGGGTCCTTACCTTCTGCCCTCTGCCACGCCGGAGATTTAGGTTTAGCCAACTTTGGCCTCCATTGCGGCTACAGCGCGGCAAAATTTGACCACGTCGGTGTGAGAGAACTCCGCCTTGCACACATTGTACATGTACACGACAAGCTGCACATTTTCCTTGGAGTACACCCCGGCGCTATCAATGCGATCTAAGGACGGGACCCAAGGGTTCTTCGCGTGACTAGCGTCTGACGCCTGAGAGGTCAAATCGAACGGAACGCCCGTGACCTCGCAGTGGCCGAAGAGGATTTTCTCTTCAATCCAGACGGAGCCAAAGTCCGGTGCAGGCCAACCCATATTCTTCGCTCTTTTCTGCGCGTTTCCATATAGGCGTTGCGCCCGAAGTTTTACGGGGTTTTCCGCGTTCCAGCGCACCTTCGCGCAGAAATTGCACTCACCCGCCCGTCCGCCTCCAAAAGAAGTATCACACATGCCCCTCCCACAGGATGAGCAGGTGCCGTCCCATTCTGGTATCTTGTAAGAGCGGGCGGGCGTCTTGGCCATTGCGCCATCACCCGTAGTAGACGTTGATGGATGCTAGTTCATCCGCGTAGACGTACACGCCAATCCGAGCGAGGAAACCCTCGCCGGGAAGGTTGAATCCATTGAAGAAGATGTCGCTGGCGGAGGTGTGGTAGGTGGCAAGCCAACGGGCGTTATAGCCGTTCTGCTTGTTGGACACATAACGGCAGACGGTGCTGGTGGCGATAGTCCCGCTGTTGATGTCGGTTAGCGTGAAGGTGTCATTGTCTGTCACGGTGATGACGTAGCTCCCGGGAGTCGCGATGACCCCGGAAGCTTCTTCAAAGGAGATGCCCACAACGTCGCCTGTTCTCAGGCCGTGCCCAACGCTGGTCACTGTCACTACGGCCGCGGCCCGGCCATAAGTGGCAGCGGTGGGCGCGACAGTGGTGTCCCAGAACTCAAGAATCCCTGCATTGGCGCTTCCGACCACGTCGAAAGCTTTAATGCGGGTTCTGGCCTTACGGATAAAGCCGCTGCTG